AGCCGGAATACTCATTTTCTCGGCAATGAATTTTGAACGGGCAAAACTGCCGCCAATTTTCTCCGCCGTGAGTTTCTGGCTCAGATCGTCGCGCTCTTTAACGATCGGCGCGTACTTCTCTTCCAGTGCCCGGACGGCTTCGGTGCGGACCTTTTCGACTTCACCGGCATCCACCAGCGTTTTGTCTTCAAGGTTTTTTACGGTTTCCAGTGCTGCCAGCGCAGCAGCCGGATCCTCAATCCCCTCAAAGTTCTTAAGCTGTGTTTCCGCACTCTCCGCGCGCTCACGATGTGACTTCGCCTCACCGTTCAGACGGGAAATGGTCTGCAGCGTACCGGGCGCATCAAACACCACCTCTTTTCCGTCATCCTGCACGTACACAGGATTGCCATCGTTCACGACAACATGGCCATTCTCATCGAGTTTAAGTTTCATTAAGGTTATCCAACCAGACAGGAGCCATCCGGCTCGTGGCGCCGCGCTGCATCCACAGCGGCCGGCAATAAAAAAAGGCCCATGCAAATGCATGAGCCTGGAGGGGTTAAATCGGAGCGGTTTTTACCGGTTTATCTGACGAGGGTGGCGGCATGGCGCGGATACGCCCCAGCTCGTCAGCCCAGCGGAGTTCACTGTTAATCAGGCCCCGGCGCTGGATTTCGTTGAAGAGCGTCTCGTCTGAAAGCGCACGCGTCCGATACATGCTCACAAGGAAGTCTGCCGATGCTTCGGCAAGCGTGGTGGCACCAAAGTCACTGAATATGGTGACGTGACCACCGTCTTTCTCACCGGTCCATTCCGCCAGATACTGCATCGCCAGCCGGGCTGCATCGGTGAGGTCACACACCATGCGCTGCAGGGCGCTGGTCCCCGCCTCATTATCTGCCAGCGTCTGCACGACGGTGCGATGGCCGGGTTTGATCACCAGCAGCTCGGCGCCTATCTGTCGCATCTTCTCCTCAAGGTCGATAATGTCGGTGCGCCCGGCCTCGATGGCTTTACCGCTGTGCTCGACATAGCGCAAATCCGCCTCATCTTCTTCCGACATGATGGCCGACGCAGCTCCCACCGAGATGGGCCCGTCACCCAGTTTTTTACCGAACAGTACCGGCACGCGGGCAACATGCAGAATGGTCTGCTGGTCGCTGCGTGACTGCCAGTGCTCTACGTTAAGCCAGGCCAGCTCCGCAAGCGGTGGTCTGCCGTTCATGAAGCCGCGCCTGTCGCCATAAACCGGGACAAAGGTAATTTTATTCAGGCTGGTGGTGCCTTCGTCGTGCAGCTGCCACTCAAGCGCGCCGGATGTGGCATCAGGTTTCTCGCGATAGATGCGCCATCGGCCCGGATTCAGCACCCTGACCTGCTCAATTTCTCGTACAGTGAATTCGTTCTCCGGATCACGTTCACTCACCACTTCGACAAAGCGCAGCATGGTGAACGTCTCCTGACCGTTAACACGTTCTGAATCGTAGTCCAGCAGGCTGTTCGCGGTCACTTTGACGAAGTATGGCCGCAGCCCCCGTTTCCGTTCTTCGGCCAGGGAAAGCGGCTTATCGGCTCGCGGGTGTTCAACCAGAATACCGCAGAGACCGTATGCCATCGCCTCTTCAAAGATATCAGCCAGAAAAGAATGGAGATTGGTGCCCTGCAGGTCCACATCCGTCAGCATCTCGCTTATCCGGGCAGGCACGACTTTCTCATCCCACGTCACCGGCCGGGAGAACGGCTTACCGCTCAGGACTTCGACCGTACGGGAGAACGCCGGAAACAGCGTGGCCACTGCCAGCCGGTTCTGATAGAACGCATCCTCTTCGTTGGGCCATTTGGGCAGCCAGGTCTTTCCCGCAAGGCGCATGGCCGCCGTACCGCCCAGCAGTGCGGTAATCATCGGCCAGCAGCCGGCCAATGACTCAATTTTGGGCGATCTCTTCCGGACGTCGTTGCTCATGATAATGTTCTGTCAGGCAGAAAATGGACGGACAGTGGTGCCTTTCGGCTGGAACAGTTCAGTGATGGCCCAGACCAGCGCGTCGAGGCGATCCGGCGATTTTTTGGCCGTAGCGGGCGCGTATTCCAGCAGCTGATTCTCCAGCTGATAGAGGTTGCCACGGTGCGCCACCCGGCCCTGCTCGTAGAGCGCTGAGATGGGTTCTGCCCGGGCAAACTTGCCCCTGCTGGCATGAACGCGAATGATGCGCCCACGGAAGCCCGCATTGCGCAGCGTGTCTTCTGCCATATCTCCGCCCTGGTTGGTTTCAATAACGATGGCTTCAGCGTGGTGTTCTTCACTGGCCCGGATGGCCCGCTTTGCCCAGCCATTCGGTGAGTATTTACCGGAGTAATCCGCGTCAGCGGAGAAGAGACTATCGTTACCGCGTCCGTATGAACTGGCCACAATTATTCCGGTTTCGTCACTCTCTTCGCTGTTGGTGGCCTGAGGATCGATGGCGACCACCGTACGTGACGGCTGCAGAGTGATATCCAGTGCTCGCGCTCCGGACACTATGGCCTCTGTCCAGAGCGCGCCTTCAGCATTGAAACGGCACGGACGCTGCATGTACTGCGCTTCAGCGGTGCGCCGGTGTGAAAAAAGCTGCACCCGATGCGATTCATTATGCTTGAACGGCCAGAGCCAGCCATCTGGCAACCCGTGTTCAATAGGTATCGCGTGTGAGTTTTCAGCATACTGCAAGGCGTAAGACTGGCTGCGGTCAATCAGTACAGGCAGATTCAGGTGATGCCACATCTCGCCACTACCGCCCCGCAGCAGATAACCACTGAGGTCGTAGTAATGGATACGCTGCATGATGATCACGACTGGCGTGGTCTCGATCGCCAGTCGGGAACGGATGGTTTCGTTAAAGCGGGTGTTTACCCCGTTACGCACCGGCTCACTGTAGGCATCGTCAGGCTTTACCGGGTCGTCAATTATAAGACTCCCCTGCCAGCCCGGCTCCATATGCCCGGCACGAAAGCCGGTAACCTGTCCCGCAGCAGAAGAGGCATATACCCCACCGCCGTATTCGGTCCACCACATGGCTTTACTGTCAGCATCTTCACGCAGTGCCATGGGCCACATGGCCTGAAATGCTGCAGACTTAACAATGCTGCGCGTGGTCGAGGAGTTCAGTAACGCCAGATTGTGGGAATAAGACAGGTGCATGAATCGGGCGCGGCGGTTCAGCGCCAGCCCGCGGCCCATCAAGTTGATGGTAGCCAGCTCAGTTTTGGTGTATCCCGGCGGGACGTTGATGATGAGTCGCCGAATGTCACCATTAATCACCCTGTCCAGTGCCTGCTGGATCACCTGATGATGTGGCGCGACGATCATTCTGCTGCCGGTGCGCTGCTTAAAGAAGTAGCGGGCAAAGTAGAGCCCGTCCTCTTCACACTCTATACGGCGTGCAGCGGTCTTGAAGTCAGCAGTCGTCATCCTCCAGCATTTCCCGGCGCGCCTGCCGGTATTCCTCGCGTGAAAGCAGCGCAACCTCAAGTGGGCCGCCATCTTTGCCTGTCAGTGATGCTGTGGCCTGCTCACGGAATGCCTGTACCGTAATGTGTTTTCCGAGCAGCTCCAGATTTTTGACTTTGTCCGGCCATTTGATCTTTTTCAGGATGCCGACCATTTCGCGCTCTTCGCCTCGACCTTCAAACATCTCGGCCAGATCGAATCCACTCAGGTATCGGCGCCACGATGCGGGCCATTGCGACACGGGTTTAATGCTCATCTCATCTGTCATGATGTCGAGAATGTCCATCTCGTCAATCTCGACGAGGCGGTGCAGAACATAATCGGCATCCACCCGAACCCGATCGTTACGCTCAGCCTTCAGCTCGGCAATACGGTTTAAAATGTCATCATTTGTCATCAGACGGTAAGCCTGGTTACGGGCTGACTTTTTGCTGAACCCTGCCCGAATAACCGCCTGTGTGGCGTTGAGGTCTTTGATAAACTCACGGGCAAACAGCTCTTGTTTATCGGTGAGCTTTGTCATATTCAATCCAATAAAAAAGCTCGCCGAAGCGAGCCCTGGATAAAAATTAAAGATATGTTTTACACTTTGCGCTGAGACTTTTTGTTTCTCTTAAACACATCGTCTGCAACCAAGGAGCAGGTTAAACACAATAACTTCGACAATTATAACCCAAAGATTCCCGATAGAAGGCCCACCGTAAGCAATTCGGTGTAAGCTTGGCTTGATTGCTTCCAGATCATTTTCTATACGCATTTCTATTTCTTTCTTCAAAAGCGAACAACGTTCGCAACGGCAAACTAGCCAAATGTGAACACCCTAACTGTGATGGAGCAGCCTTGATTTAATGTCTTGATGCATTAAGCCTTAACGCGACTCCGGCAACGTTCAACAGGGTGACTATCGTTCTCTTTTCGGATTTTTATCTGTCTCTAAAATTGACATAATAATGACAACAAAAACCGAATGTATCTGAGAAATGAAGAAAATTTACCTAAGCCTGCTGCTCCTCATTAGTTACCATTCTCAAGCAGATGATAGTGCTCTCGATTTACCTATCATTGCACCACTCAGTGCTTCAGACCACATGTCATACCCGGACACAAGCGAGCTCTACCGGGCATGTTCAAATGGAGCTGAATCCGTTGAGTCAAAGCAAAGCAGAGCTGACTGGGCATTCTGTTCTGGCTTCATTAGGGCAGCCGCACAAGCGACATCCAAAAATGAGGCTAGCACATGCCCATCATTGTCATTGCGCAAAATTTTAAAAGTTATAGATAAACAAAATCACGATTACGAAACAATCCATTCCGACCCGCTATACGACAATAAAGGAAACCTTGTAGGAACAACACTCCATCCGGATTTCGTTGATCCATGGAAATTCCCTGCATTTCCTGTAGTTGTCAAAACATTAAAGGAATTAGGCTGCAAATGATATTCCATCATCAGGCGCACTCGCAAATGCGCCTTGTGATGATCAAAGCAGGATTTATCGATAACCACATTTAGAACATACTGCGCCAAAATCTTGATAGTGCTCAATTGAACCGCACCCACCGCAGGTATGCACCTTGCGATCACAAGAGACACACCTGAAATTCTCCCACTTTCCGCTGCCAATTTCTCCAGCCACAGTAGCGACCATACCAACTTTTGATTTTGTGATGAACGCTCCAATACCTGAGAAGAGTGACTTTGTTAACTCACCAAATGATTCTTCTCTGAAGTTTGATTCACGACTGCAATAAGGGCACTGACCTCGCATAACTACCTCTCCATGTAATTAAAATTTCATAGATTGGTATCGGTAGAGGGCTTTGTGACTTTAATAATTTTTTCCTTACTTGCACTGCTCTCTGATGTACTGCTGCAGTCCGGCTATCTGTTTTATGGCGATTTCGATTCGTCTTCGGAGGGTGAAATAATCCCGTTGAGCGGCGTCATCAAGTCGGGCGCTGGTTGCATTATCCATGCTGGGGGAGCCGGAGGTTTTACCGGGTGGCATGGCGGGACAGCTTGCGTGCAGCAGCAACCGCTTATGGCCATCAGCAACATCACGCTGCAGCTTATCGATAGCGGCCTGAGCATCGGCTAATTCCTTTGTGTATTTCGCATCGAGCACAGCCACATCGCGCTGACGGACCTGCATATCAGCGATGCTGGTGTTCGCCAGTCTGAGGCTACTGCTTACCTTATCCAGTTGGGTTTTGTACTCGAGCGCATTCCCCCGATAGTAAAAGGCTAATGATGCAGCGGCTGAAACAGCCAACATAGCCAGCAGCGCAAGGATCAGGTACAGCTTATCCTTTAAGGTCATCACCTCCCTCGACCAGGCAAAGTGCACGCTCAATATCCCGGCGGTTCATCAGCCCTTTCCACTTCCTGCCGCCGGCAAAGACCCAGCGGCGAAGTTCGTCACATGCTCCCGGCTGGTCACCCGTATTGAGCTTTTTGAGCAGCGTCGATTTTGAGAAGGCGGGAATGCCAATGTTAAATGCAAAGCTGTAGAGCGCAGCCCGCTGGTACTCACTGAGGGGGACCTTTACCAGGCTATCAACTTTTACCTGAACAGGTTGCAGGTCAGCGCGCAGCAGACTGTCGCATTCCCGATCGCTATAGGTTTTGCTTCTGACAATATCTGCGCCGGTGTGACCATCGCAGACCGTCAGCACACCGGCGATATCCGGATATGGAACGTAACGTCGCCCTTCCACACCATCCGGGCCACCAAGGAATACAGTGGCTATAAGTAAGGCTCCGCCACCTGAAGCCGCAATCAGTTTAGTGCGCAGACCCGGCGGGATGGTCACAAGTCACTCCTCCGCGCTTCCTGACAGCCGGGATAAACGCTGAAAAGCCCTGATCTGGGCAAGGGTTGCCTTTCGCTTGTAATACCAGTTAATCAGCAATGTGAGCAGTGCGACCACAATACCTGCCAGCACGCCAAGAGCGCTCCATTCAGCTGGGCTTAGCCAGTTGAGGATCCCATCTGCCACCACGCCCGCTGAGGAACCGTAAGCCGCCCCGGAAGTAATTTTATCTGCTGAAAGCGTCATTGATTTTGCTCACGCTAAAGGTCACTGAATCGCGATGACAGGCCAGCGGCAGAGTAACCAGAAAGGACGTGAAACAGGAAATGCAACACCCCGTTGAGTCACGAGAGCAGCATTACTGAAAATGAGGAGTTTTAAAATTTCTGGCAGGGGAAAGCATGAGCTGCCATGGAATGCGTCAGCGATAATGCATGTCAGATTCAGATAAACGCAGACGCCAATAAAAAAAAGCCTGGCGCGTAGCCAGGCTTTCTAAAGGGTCATTAACCCATCGTTAAAGGTAATTTATCACAGGAAAGGGAAAAGTAAACAGGCAGTAGTTTTTCATCAGCGATACTATAACGCTAACTGATTACGCGCTTAAACACGGCTTCCGCATGTGCCTGTTCCATTTCCAGTTTACTGATAAGTCCATCGTAGAAAGGCTTAACACTCTTCTTCCAGGTGTCCAGAGAAATGGCATCCGTGATCTGTGTCAGTGCCTGATACGCAGTAGTGGATGGATAGCGCGGATAACCGCGTCCTTTACAACGCTTACAGGTTATGAGTACGGGATGACCACGACTGGCTGACTCGAAACGATCGACGCATTCCCCGCGCCCTTTACAGTCACGGCATGCAGCAGTTATTACTCCTTTACCTTTGCATAGCAGACAGATTTTCAAATCAGTTAAGCCGCGGCCGGCGCATTTCACACATTTGCGTGTTGTTGCAGCACTGTGAGCGTAACCAGCGCAGGCACAGGCTGCCAGGCACACTATTACTTTCTTTTTATTATCAGGATCAAGCCGTGCTAACGATGGCACAGTATCGCAATATTCCAGACCATGACGGGCCAGTAAAATGATCGCTTTTTTCTTATCCTGCGGGCTGCCATTCGTTTTACTGAAAAAAGCAGCCATTCCCAGGCTGGAATGACGCTGCACCAGACCAACGGCAGCCAGGACATCCGTTTTCTTAAGCATATCGTTATTTCCATAGTCGGATAAAAGCTGCCTTAAACCGGGAGGTGCCGAAAAAAAGCCCAGGGCTTTTTCAAGATCCATATTATCCCCTGTACATCAGAAAAAAATCATGATTATGTAAGTAACTACTGGTGTGGGAATATTTACCTTTTATTTGTTTGAAGTCAAACCAGTCATGATTCATCCAGTTCCATTAATAACGAATCGGCCACATCGGAAAACATTCACAATTCTGCATCACGGTTTACACTGATTATCCAGCCATTCCGTCGTGACATGCCTGCTCACAGCCAGAAAAAATGCTCTGATTTATGTCTGACGTATGAATATCGTGCGATTGTAGATAAGTCACCTACTCTTCGCAAAATACGGCGGTACGGCAGATAACCACTTAAAGATTGCAATGTCCGGCATGGTCATGTGACGAGACTAACGCTACATACGTCAAAATCACAGCCATAGGCGATAAGGGTTATTTTTCTTCGAAAAATGTGACATTTGTCAAATTCAGTCTTTACTTTTCTAATCCCTAATAAATAGAAATATTTCTAATCATCACGAAACACAGTTCTCTTTAATTACCTGATAGCAGGTGTTTACCTTTATCCCGAAGCCGCTAATATCGGGGTGTAGGCAAAACACTCAAGCCAGTCAGTGCACCTCCTTTATAAGAGCTAAAATATTTGCCTATTTTCCCAGAGACTTTCTCCACATGGAGTGTGGAGAATATTTTTTAGCGCAGCCGGGACGAGGAATTACTGCAAGGGCTTCTTGATGAGATATTTCGTACGGGGATGGGTAGTGGCTTCTACCTTCTATACCATTTTCGACGCCATACGAAGGCTGTGTGAGCTTCACCCGGAAAAAACAACTGTAATTACGGTATTGGGTATCGTTCTCAACCTTGCCTTAAATGGGATCGTTCTTGATTACTTTTCCGGAGATGACAGATGAACAGGCTGGCGCGCAGTAGCTGCCGCCCGACCCGCCTGCTGACTGGGAGTGCAGGATGAATAAAAATGACATCGGTCCACCATTCAGGAGCATTGATGAAGCCAGGTATATGAGCCTGGCAGAAAAAAAGTGTGACTGCGCGGTCTTTACCAGCCACATTCCTGTCATTTTTATACGTAACCCGAAGCGGATCCATTTGCGTTCTGTGGATATCGCTTCCACCTCAGGGATAATTTTTTACCGGCCGGAGGCTGAAGAAAAGGCTCAAAAAATCAGCAATATTTTCAGCGATTTTGATTATAAGTACTCAGGACTGCTCTCTTCGCGATTAAAGGCGGCCGGGAAGCAACTACCCGGTTTATCTGCATCGGATAAAACCTCTCTCCAGGCCTGTTCTGTTATGGCGTTACCCGGCGGGATCTGCCCGCATGATGGCATTGAATACGCCCTGATGCAGAAAAAACTAAAGCATATCGCCTGGTTTGAAGGTCTGATCCCCGTCGAATTCATCACCAATCCACTGAAAGTTGATTTTGATTATCTGGATCTGAAGCAAAACGCAGGAAGGATCTATTATTTACC